ATACAAGCTGGACTTTCTCTTCAAACCTTAGGTGCTAAATCTAAAATTTTTAGAAAGCGTTTACATGAATTGCAAGGTATTTACAATGACCTTAATAATCGTATCCGTTCTAAGAGTCGTAGAGCACCCATCGGTTTTGTAGTATATGGATTACCAGGAATAGGAAAATCTGGTATTATAGAATATATGTATAAGTGTTATGCTAAATTTAGAGGCTGGGACTATACATCTGATATGGTCTATCATAAAAATCCGCAGGATAAATGGTGGACTAATCATGATCCTCCTACTCAACCTATAATTCATATGCCAGAAGTTGGTTCAACTCATGAAGATATTGCATCAAAGCAAGGTGATCCCATTATGGAAGAAACCTTGAATGTAATAGATTCAGCACCTTATTGTGTCCAACAAGCTGTCGCTGAAGAAAAAGGAAAGACACATATACGTCCAGATTTTGTTATAGTAGACGTCAATGATCATCGTATGAATTTGCATAAAATGCTTAATAATCCTGCTGCTGCAGCAAGACGTTTTATTTATATACACGTCACGGTTAAAGCTGAGTATGCGCAAATCGGCGGATCTTTAGACAGGAAGTCTACTGAGAAAGCTGAGAATAAAATGGATCTTTGGAATTTCCACGTATATAGAAAAGTACCTGAGACTATTAAAAAGTCCAGAGACGAGACTGTTTACTTGGAAGAAGGAGATTCAGGATCATATGATATCTTTGGGTTCTCACAAATTCTTTTTAAATTATTTGAGAATCATGACAAGGAACAAGAGCAGTTTAATATTGCCCGTCAGGAAGATATAAATAAGTATATTCCTAGAAAGTATACACGTCAAGAAACTGTTCATGTTGCCCAATCTGATGATAGTGATGATAATGATGAATATGGTTTAAAACAAGCCGTGGATCATCTTGATACCTATATGTCAGGAGACGATGTTGCTTCCAGTGATTTTGTTGAGCTTGCTAAAGTATTAATGGATAATGATGAACCTACAGTTGATTGGGTTCAAAATGTTTACAGTGAATGTGCCACTATACGAGAGCAAGAGTTTGTTCAATCATTTTATGGTGTAACAGATGAGCAATTGCAAAGTGGCAATTTTATATTACCTGATAATTATGATACTTCAAGTGATGATGAACAGAGTTCCCTCTCAAGTATTGGTAATGTTACTGACTTTGAGAATGAACTTGAAGGTATCACTGAGATAAAATCAGATGGTACAGTTATTGAACAACCGTTTGATGAATTAATTGCTGAAGCACGTCGTAGGAAGGAAGCAGGTGATATTTGGAGACAGTTTCAATTGGAATTTGTCTCTAAATTCACCTCTCAAACTATGACAAAACAATTTGTTCAATCCGCTCTTGAAGAGTTTACTGATTATGATCAAATACAATTTATTTGTACTCCTTTTGAGACGGATAGTAATCACATTCGTGCTGGAAAATTTGATTTGCCGTGGGCCCCTAAAACTATTTGTGGTTTTAGTGATTTACGATGTGTTAGCTCTGCCACTAAGAAAATTGGTAGTGTTTACGCTCGTGTGTGCTTAACTGTTACTATGATTTTATCATATTTAACATGGGGAATGTTTTTTACTAACATATTTTATGGTATGTTTGCTGCTTACTTCTGTATGGTAGTTGAAGCAGGTGCAACCGTATATGTATCCTATAGGCTTGGACGCTTGTGGGATTGGAGACAGTGGAAAGCATGGCAAGTTTTAGGTACAGGCTATATTACTGATAGGTTGTATGTAAACATTGGAAGCACTGTTGTTGACACTTACCGTGTCGGTTATGATTTCTGCCGTTATAGTAAATATTTAGGTAAATGTGGTTTTCGTAAAATTCAAGTGAAATTAGGTTATAAACCTAAACATACATTGGGAGAGCTTTCTGCTGAGCTTGATAGTATATCATCTCTGAGTAATCCATTCATTGTTACTTTATATCGTGTGATGTTGTTCTTAGGACTCATTTACGTGTTAAAGATTGTATGGAGGTGTTTTGCATTTTATGTACGCACTCAAGTTGCTCAGGCTGATTTGATAGTTTCAGAGGAAGCTCAAGATCCTGAGAAAGTCGAAGGTTTTTTACAAAAACTTGAGAAGGATATGGCCTGTGCTCTACCCCATAAAGCCAAGCGTGGCGATGGAGATATAGAGTATAGTGTTCCTACTTACAAGATACCCACAGTTATTTCACCATCAGTAAATACTGATCATCCTTTGCCCGAAGTTTACAATAGGATTAAGAAAAACATAGTTTACATATCAAGTATTAAGAAAGATTTAACTGTTAGTAAAACTATGGGATTCGGGATTAAGGGAGATATTGTAGTCTTTAATATGCATGCTGTATATCCAGGAGAACGGTTATATTTTAGTCGTTCTTATGATGAATTAAATGGTGCAGCATATACTTACTACAATCCTGATCATGGAATTCAGGTTGGAGACGATATCATAATGATTAGAGTTCCCGGTTTGTTATTTCATGATTTGACTTCTTTTATTAGTGAAGTTCCTTTCTTCAATACTAGTGTGCGTGGGATGATAGATGGTTATGAAACATCTATTAGTTGTACACAAACTCCACAGCGTATTAATAGCAAG